AAAAAGTTTGGTATTTAAGTATTTTGGTATTGACACACCATAGAGTGTATGCTATAATATGTATATAATAAATGAAAGGAGTCATACACATGACAATTACAAAGAAAGAACTTATAACATTACTCAGAGATGACATGAAGCATCAGCGAAACGACCTCGCTCCGTCTTTAGACACTATATTTAAAATTAATGGGTTGTTTATTTATAATCACATCTTCACGCGAACCAAGGTGATATTCGGCGAATATAGCGTAGATTTCGGAATGAAGTTGCCTGATGGAACAATAGCAGTATTTGCATCCATATCATATACTGAAATAACAAGCGTTGGTTATTTATACGGTGACAGTGAGAGTATTAAAAAACGTCTCACAGAGTTGCGTAACAATTAAATAAAATTGTTTCACGTGAAACATTGCAATAAATATGTTTCACGTGAAACATTTATAAAGAAAGGCGACTACATGGACAAAACAATAGGCATCTTTGTATTCGGAATGGCAATCGGCGGTTTTTGCATGGTGCTAGCAGAAGCCTACGACAATACAAAAGAAAGGAAACAAATTATGAAAACAATCACGGCATCAAACTTTAAAAACTATCCCTACCGCACAATCCTACTATACACTGTTGAAGAAGTAGAGTTAATCGAGTCAGTCTGTGAACAGGTATTTAATGCACAATTCGTAGCCGAAACAATGTGTTTTAACTACGTTGAAATGGAAATATATCTTCCAGAATCCTCTATAGGGTTGATAGTACAAGCGCTACAGAACTACGCAGGAGACGGATTATTAATACACAAATGCATAACTAGAATTGTGAGAGGATGTTAATATGAACTACAGAATCCATAGAACCATTTATGTGACAGACCTTGTTATAGAGTACAAACAGAACTCAATGCTACATTGGGAAGAAATTGTAAACGGAGCGTACAACGCGCGTAACATTAACCGCTTCATCTCTAATAACGAATACAAATTGTACGCAAAACGCCTATCATCACTTTATCTGGAAGAAGAACTGTACGAAAGAATCTTAGCGGAATCATCTGCTCTCCACATGACATTTAGCAAATACATAACATTGTTACTACACGATTACGTTACACACCAAAATGTTTCACGTGAAACATTACAATTAAAGACGGAGGTATAGCATGGATAGAAAAGAATACCAACGTCGCAGACGATTAGTTATCAAAAAACTGAAAATCCTAGGCAACAACAGAGTATTTGGTAAAGGTGCGCGGGACGACATTGATTATCTATTGCATCGTCTACCACCACTATCACAAGTACATACCACACGTGAATACGAAATGGCGGTGAGAGAACTAGAGCGAGCCGAACAGTCAAACCTGTACAGTGTACGAGGACGCTATCGTTCAGCCGGGAAAGCCATTGCCACATTGAGGGGGTACGGGGTAAATATAAAGACCGTTGCAGAATTACAGGATTTCGGTTCATTTATGGAACGCATGAGAGAATTTTCTCTAGGCAGAGTATTTGACAGTACAAAAGCTGCTGACATATGGAGTGAAAATAAGGGGGAAAGACATGCGACACTGGAAGAAATATATCGGAACTGGTCAAAAAGCCGTAAATGAATTAACAGCCTTAGCTAATAACGCTAGGGCTGTCCCTGTATCAGACAGGAAAAACCGCCGAAAATCGGACGATACAATATACTCAAACGTGATATGTGCTTTCGATATCGAAACCACACGCCTTGAAGAGGTAGAACAGTCTATCATGTATATATGGCAGTTCGCTATGCTGGATATTGAAACGGGTTACATCGTTTGTGTATACGGCAGACAGTGGTACGAGTTTGCTAATCTTATGAGAGCGCTTGACACTAGTGGTTTAACGTTTATGATATTTGTTCATAACCTCAGTTATGAGTTTCAATGGTTGCGGTCTGTGCTACCATTTCGGGAAGAAGACGTGTTCCCGATTAAAAGTCGTAGTATATTAAAAGTGATAATGGGACACGAGCGACACTTAGAATTTCGATGCTCATACCACCAAACCCACAAGTCACTTGACAAGCTGTTAAAAGATTATGACGTTGAGAACAAAAAACTTAACTATGATTATAATATCAGACGTTACCCGTGGACAGTGCTAACGACAGATGAAATTAATTATTGTGTAAATGACGTTGTAGGACTGGTACAGGCAATGTACGCGCGTATGAAACAAGGTGACGATAATTTGTACACATTGCCATTTACAAGTACAGGTTACGTTAGACGATTAGCGCGCAACGCCATGAAACAATACAACTTTAAAACCTTGCATTCCATGATGTGCAACTATGAGGTTTACGAAATGTTACGCGAGGAATTTCGCGGCGGCGACACCCACGCGAATAGATATTATGTGGGACAGATTCTATCAAACGTGCATTCTTACGACCGCGCGTCTTCATACCCAGATGTTATGCTAAATGGTAGATTCCCCATGTCAGCGTTCCGTCGAAATTATGAAGTAACTACTGTATCAGATATCGAACGCTTGAAACGCTATGGACAGGCGGTACTTTTCAGAGTTACATTTAAAAAAATAGAACAGAAAGATGTGTATTACGGTTGCCCCTACTTATCACGCGATAAAGGTCGAGATATACAGAACCCAATAATTGACAACGGGCGTGTCCTCAGTGCGGATAGCTATTCATGCACACTAAATGACGTGGACTTTGATATAATCCAATCGGAGTACGTGTGGGAAGATATCACAATATCAGATGCTTACACCGCGCGTTATGGATTTCTTCCAGAGCCACTCCGTCAAGTGGTGCGTGACTTATTTGTAAACAAAACATCATTAAAAGGAGTTGACGAAAAAGAGTATATGCTAGCAAAAGAATTAATCAACGCACTTTATGGCATGTGCGCTCAGAACCCTGTCAAGCCGGACATTATTTTTCATAACATTCCCTCAGATGATTTTACTTGCTACGAACTTCAAGACGGTGACAAAGTGGCGAAATTAGAGCAGTACAACAAAAAAGCGTTCCTGTTATATGCCTGGGGTTGTTGGGTAACAACGTTAGCGCGCAAACGGCTGAAAGACTGTATTAACATCGTAGGGGACGACTTTGTATATTCTGATACCGATTCGGTCAAGTTTATTGAGAGTCCCAGATTCCACGCAATTGAAGCCCAGATAACGCACCTTAACAAAGAACTAAAAGCCGATTCCGTGCAGAACGGCGGACAAGCGCAAGACAGAAAAGGGAATACACACTATTTAGGCGTATATGAATATGAGGGGATGTATGACAGATTTATAACTCTTGGTGCGAAAAAATATGCCTATGAACAGGACGGAAAGTTAGCTATAACCATAGCAGGGGTAAATAAAAAGTTAGGTGCGAAAGAGCTTGGCAAACTGGAAAACCTAAAGATAGGGTTCACATTTCACGAGGCTGGCGGTCTTGAATCGGTATACAACGATACTGATTTCGGTTGGTATGCTCCTGATACAGAAAATGTTTCACGTGAAACATATATCACTAGAAATGTTTGTTTACGCCCGTCTACATATACAGTCGGATTGACTATGGAATATTTACGAGTGGTGGACAGCCCTGAATTATGGAAAGATTTTGAAGAATATATACAAAAAAATATTGACAAATGACCCCCATTGTGGTATTATAATATCAGGCAGAAGCCTAACTCATTTCACATCGCGCTAATCACTAAACTCAGTAAAATGAGAACCGAAACAACTAAATCTAACGAAAGGAGAAAACCGTTCATGATTACAAGAACAATTGTAAGAACAACAGCAACAATCAATTGTGTCGATGGGCACTCTGACACACGTACTTTTTACGGTGCAGGAGTAACAGCAACTAAAATCCGTAAAGCTTTCTTAGCAGAACAGCCGGAAAGAGAGATTGCATCCCTGTCAATCAACGCGGATGAAATCAAAGTCGGAATGACAGACGCAGAGTTTGTAGCGGCAGGAAAAGAAATCAAATAATCACATCAAAAAGGAGAAAAAAACACTATGGAAATCATCAAATCTAACTTACCAGAAAAAGTCGATATGGAAACCCTTTACAGCATGTTCGAGTCTGAGGACAGAAAGCCGATGAAAGACTTAGCAGGAACAGTAATTCCTGTACAGTATTTCGCAATCTACACAGACGAGAACGCCAAAGGGGAATATGTCAAACTTCTCGCAGTAATGGCTGACACTGGCGCGGTTACGGTCACTAACTCCGCTAGTGCAATTCGCGCTATGGAGCGGCTCACAAAACTCTGTGAGATGGCAGAGCAGAAACTGACAGCTATTGAGGTCACAAAGGATAAGTCCAGAAACAACCGAGAGTTTATCTCTGTCAAACTGGCGTAAGGAGACAGCATGGGACGGCTTGAATTATATGAACCGTCTGGATATGTAAATATAAAGGGTATTCTGGAAACGGGATATCCTTTTATTTTTATCTGGGGCGGCAGAGGAACAGGGAAGACTTACGGTATACTGAAAGAACTGATAGAGACAAGGCGGTGTTTTGTATTAATGCGTTCATTGCAGAAACAAGCTGATATGATGGGTATACCACAGTTCAACCCTTTTAAACAGTACAATGATGATAACTATGTTAATATAAACCCTGTGAAACTAGGTCGAGACTTTTCAGCGTTCTACTTCTGTGAAGTTGACGATGAGGGACGTAATAAGCCGGACGGAGACATTCTAGGGTACACGGCATCTCTATCAACAATAGGAAATCTACGTGGATTCGGTGCATCGGACGTAGAGGTGATATTTTATGACGAGTTTATCCCTGAGAAGTCTGAAACGCCTATAAAGAATGCGTGCTACAGTCTGTTGAATGGGTACGAGACAATCAACAGAAACAGAGAACTTTCAGGAAAACCCCCTGTACAACTTGTGTGTGCGTCAAACTCAGAAAACGTAGCATCGGACATATTCATAAAACTAGGACTGGTACGAAAAGCAAGCGAGATGGCTGAAAAAGGTCAGGAGGTGTGCTATCTCAGCGAACGTGGCATCCTATTAATTAACCTGTGCAATTCAGAAATATCTCGCAAAAAGTCAGAGACAGCACTATACCGCATGGTGGGAACTGACAGTGATTTTTATAAAATGGCAGTCAGCAACTCATTTTATAGCCTTGACTATTCAGACGTTGCCGTGAAACCATTGAATGAATACCGCCCTATGGTCACGGTCGGAGAGATAACCATATACCACCACAAAAGCCGTGACGAATATTATGTAACGAAACATTCATCAGGTACACCCCCAGACATATTCGGACTGGGCGAAAAAGATATGGGGGCGTTTATCAGAAAGTATGTATGGCTATGGACGGAATACCTTGAATATCGCGTCATATTTTCAGACATAGAATCCAAAATTTTGTTTGACAATTATTTCCATTCATGATATAATAATTATAGGGATAGTGAGCTTAGAAACAACGGACGGAATCCGTAAGCAAGGGACGTTTCACCCATACCGCTATCCCTTTCTTGTAACTTACTTTTCATGTGTACCCATGATTCCTTTCCTCATTTATATATCTGGTGGCGTCCCTTGTGAACGTAGAAAGGAGTGCAAGTGGAAGTAATCACAGAATTTTCCACCCTCATTGCTAACCTTGGAGTGCCAGTGGCTTGTATGGCAGTCACCTTTTACCTCTGGTACAGCGAGACAAAAACGCACAAGGAAGAAGTGACTCAGTTGCGTGACGCATTGGTGAATAACACCATGGTTATGCAGAAGTTACTTGACAAACTCAGTACCGAATGATAGTAGGTGCTAGAGTGGTGTACGACACAGACATTGACAACATGGACAGCGTGACGGAACTTGAGCCGTACCCTGACATTTTCGGAGAATACGAGGTTGTAACATTATCCGAACCTCTGAATCTCCGACAGAATCCAGACACCGACGCAAACATCATTGTTTCAATGCCGAAAGGTCGTACATTCACATGCTACGGGTTCACCGATACCACGGGTGACTGGTATCTGGGAGAATTTGTAAGCAAAGGAAAAGTGTATGCAGGATTTGTACACAAGAATTATCTCAGACGAAAGGAGAAAAAGTAATGAACGTTGCAGACATTATCGCACTTGCGGGCGCGGGCTTTACAAAAGACGACATCGTTCGCATTGCAGGCAGTATGAACACCTCAACCCCTATCGTAACTCCAACTCCAACCCTAACTCCAACCCCTATCGCAACCCCAACCCCAACCACTACCACAACCCCAACCAGCGCCCCTGTTATGTATCAACCAACACCGACACCAACACAGACACCGACACCAACGCCAACGCCAGCGCCGACACCAGCAACAGCACCAGCACCGAACCCGATTCAGCAGTACATGCCGACACCCCAGCCAAACGGGGTGGACTTTGGAAGTAAGCTTGACCAGATTCTTGGGGCGGTTCAGAGTAGTAACATCATGAATATGCAAGTTCCGGCACAGCCGACAACTGAAGATATGCTCGCAGAGATTATTAATCCAAAGGGGGTAGAATAAATGGCGGCAAGCACCAAAATTTTACACAATCAGCCTGCTGTGGCTAACTTCGACGCGGCGGCAGTTCTTAATGAAATTGTGGCACAGGCTACAGGAAAGAACTCTATCACCTCTGTACAGACTGGTGATTTTGTTTCAGTGGCAAATACTGCTAACGGTATTGCAACAGACGCACTGTTGGGGGCAATTACTCAGGTATTGTCTCGTACAATCTTTTCCATTCGCCCTTACAGCCGCAAATTCAAAGGATTGTATATGGATTCCCAGAGATTCGGCAATCACACACGCAAGCTTAACATTGCAGATTCTGACTGGAACAAAGACCTGAGATATGACCTTGTTGACGGACAGGCAATTGATGACCAGATTGTCAAAAAACCGAACGTGTTACAGACCAATTTCTATGGACAGAACATCTTTGAACGACAAGTCACAATCTTTAAAGACCAGCTTAACATTGCGCTTTCCAGTGAAGAAGAGTTCCAGAGGTTTATCACAATGGTTATGACCAACGCATCAGACCAGATTGAACAGGCTCATGAAAGCACCGCGCGTGCTACACTGGCAAACTTTATCGGAGGTAAGGTGAAAGGTGACACCGCGAACGTGTACAAACTGGTAACAATCTACAATGGCGTAGCAGGAACAGAACTAGACAGCGCGACAGTGCGTAAACCTGAAAACTTTGTTCCGTTTATGAAATGGGCTGTGGGATTCATTAAGACCATTTCTGACAGAATGACAGAACGTTCTCAGAAATTCCACATTAACGTGACAGAAAAAGAAATCAGCAGACATACGCCATACAATAAACAGAAATTGTATCTGTATTCCGAACTGCTGAACGACATTGACGCGTCCGTTATGACTTCCATTTTTAATGACGAGTACCTGAAATTTGCAGACCATGAGAGAGTAGCTTACTGGCAGTCCATTGACAGCCCAGACGAAATCAATGTGAAACCCGCATATTTACAGCCGACTGGCACGGTAAAAGTTGAGACAGAAGAACTTGCACAGGCTGGCATTTTTGGCGTGCTGTTTGACGAGGAAGCAGTAGGTATCACCACTTTTGGAGAGTGGTCAGCACCTTCTCCGTTTAACGCACGCGGTGGATACAGCAATATCTTCTGGCATTTCAATGATCGCTACTTTAACGATTTCACAGAGAATGGCGTAGTATTCTTATTACAGTAAGGGGGAATTGTATGGCTATTGACGTAGTATTCTATAAAGTAGCCAAACGGCGCAATAGCACTTATGTCCCACAAGCTGAAAACGCGTATGTGACACTGCCTTGCAATTTGAAAGATAATTGTGGGGTAGTGTCCCCTATTATCGTGTTGGCAAGTGGACTGACGTGGAATCCTAACGGGGTCAACTATTGCCATATATCAGCGTTTGGGCGTTACTACTGGATTAATGAGTGGAAATACGAAAACGGTCTATGGTTGTGTTACTGTGATTCAGACCCGTTAGCCTCATGGCGTGACACTATTAGTTCCACCAATTATTACATTCTGAGGACAAGCCAAGCGTCTGATGGCGATATCATTGATAAGCTGTATCCGTTCTATCCAATGGCTGAGACAAATGTCGTAACAGCGACCAAGCCATTATGGATATTTGAGGGTGACGTTAATGCTGGTACTTTCGTTGTTGGTATTGTAGGTCAGTCAGGATTATCCACTTATTACGCTATGAATAGTGCTGGATTCCAGCAATTGTGTGAGAAGATTTTCAGCAATATAGACTGGATTAAAGGCGATGCAGACTGGGGGGAAGTAAAAGACGATATAATCAAGACAGTAGTAAATCCCGCTCAGTATGTAACTTCTGTTATGTGGTTTCCTTCAGTAGTTAGGGGAGACACAGAACCTGTCAATATCCCTGTGGGTTGGTGGGAAATAACGGGAGTTAGGTGCACTCAGATTTCAAGTCATGTGCTGGAAAAGATTAACGTTAGTGTTAATGTTCCGTCTCACCCTCAAGCCGCCTCACGTGGAAATTATCTTAACAGTTTCCCGTATCGTAGGATAAAAATCAGAGTAGGGGGTTTTGGAGTATGTGAACTCGACCCGAATAAGATAAGCAACGGTAAAGTAGATGTATCTGTGAGTTATGACAAACGTACTGGAAATTCAGTGTGCTACATTTCTTCTGACGGCACACTGTTGGCTAATCTGTATGGAACGATAGGTGTACCTATAGCAATCAGCGATATTCAACAAAATTTAGGTGGGGCAATACTGAACGGCGTTATGGGTGTCGTTAGCACGTTCGCTGGAAATGTAGGTGGTGCGCTATCGGGACTAGGGGGCATGATTTCAGACCTTGCTACAACCGATGTAAACCAGATATCAACTCAGGGCGGCGTGGCGGCATTAAGTTCCAGCGTGACTATTTATGCGGAAGCACATGAAATTGTGCCTGAGGATAATAACCGTAACGGCAGACCGTATTGCAAAGTTGGCAACATGAAAGCTTTAGGCACAGGATACTATAAAATGCAGTCAGGAGAAACGTCATGTTTAGGGGCTTCTCCTGCTGAAATGGTTATAATTCAAAATACCTTAGAGGGAGGAATTTACTATGCGTAGTATTCACACACAAAACAGCGCGCTTATATTTTATGTATTAGGTGGTTCAGGTAGTGATGGCGGTGGCACAGTAGTCCCTCCTACGGGAGACTGGATTGTACGGGTTACCGATACCGTGGACGGGTATTTTACTCAGGAAGAAATGAAACACAATGCCCCGTTTGTATGGTATTATTTCAGGAGCAAAGGCTGGGAAGCTAACCCTACTATCGCACTACTCGGAAACATTGAGGGGGAGAGCGGTTTCAATCCAGGCTTAATCGAGGTTGGTGGTGGAACAACTTCAGCCGGACCGGGTAGGGGGCTTGTACAGTGGACACCTGGTACAGTGCTAATGACAGAAATGCGCGCATTGTTCGGAACAGATGAACAATGGTTCGATGGTAACAAACAGCTTGCGTGTATGTGGGCAGAGTATGAAGTGGCTACAGGTTTAGCATCACACCCGTTTGAGGGTCAGTGGATTACTACCAGTTCATATCCTGTTTCCTATGAGCAGTGGGCACATGACACGACACATGACTTAGAATGGCTGGTATACGCCTTTATGGCTAACTACTTACGTCCCGGAACTATTAACCACCCTGAGCGCGTTGACTATGCGCGTAAATGGGCATCATTCTTTATAAAGGGGTGAGAATTTGAGTGCGCCTTATTCTTGGCAGACAATAAACAGCGTTACATGGGCGGTTAGCCCTAGTACGCTACACACAAAAAATAATGAGTTATTCTCATTTTTCCGCAAGTATCTGATACAAAAACTGATGTCTGTATTTAAGTTTGAGTTGCCAAAGCATTGGGCAGAGAACTACTTTCTATACACACTGTTTCTTGAGGGGTATATAGCGGTTATCAATACCGATAAATTTGGTGTGATTCCTCAGAATTGTGGATTGCAAGGATACAATGTCATGTATCAACCGACCCATGCGGTTATTGCTAATCCGTTGCTTACAGGTATTCTTACTCCGATGATTGACAAACAGTGTGCTATTATAAAGCTTATGCCGGATTATAGTGGGGCATGTGATATTGTCAATTATTACGCTGACAACATGGCTATGAGTGCAGAAGCGTTGGAAATGAATATCATGAACAGCAAACTCAGTTATCTGTTCGCCGCAAAAAACAAACAGGGTGCGGAGAGTATGAAAAAGATTTTCGACCAGTTACAGAGAGGGGAACTCGGGGTTTTCTACGATGATAAACTCAGAAGAAAATCTGGTAACGGTGATACAGAAGCACCTTGGGAAGTGTTCAATCAGGATTTGAGAAATTCATTCATAGCGCCTGAACTTATGGATTGTATGAGACGGTGGGAAGAACTGTTTTGTAATGAGATAGGAATAGGCAATGTTAGGAGTGACAAGAAAGAACGACTGATTGTTGCGGAAGCAGAAAGTAACAATGAGGAAAGCCGGAGTAAAGCGGAACTGTGGCTGGAGACATTGAAAGAGGGCTGTGAAAAAGCTAACGAGTTATTCGGAATTGAAATGGGGGTGAAGTTCAGAAGTGAGCATGTTAATAACGATTACAAGCCTACTGGCGTGGGACAACAGCCTATTTGATGCAATGAAAATTCCAGATGGTATTGAAAAAGATACTGTGGTGGATAACATTGTTATGGAATGTGGGGAGTTGGAGTTATTATTTGCAGACCCGGATTTCATGAAACAGGCGATAGGCTCATGGTCTAAAAGTATGGTTAACGTGTGGTCGCGTTTGAACGAAACCTACGAATTGGATACTGGCACGCCATGGGATACAGATACCGACATTTACAGCGAAAATGGAACGCTCAAAGGAAGTGATACTAGAACCAGTACCAGTAAAACGAGTGGAAGTGACAACACCAGTCAGAAAGTTGCAGGGTTTAATAGTGAAGTTCTGGTTGACAGACAGTCGGACACTATAAACTATGGAGCAACAGTGACTGGAAACGATTCAACTACTACAAAACATGATACAGAAAAAAGCGGTACACACGAAATCACGAGGAAACGAGACAGTGCAGATGTTATAAAAAAAGTTCGTGAGAACCGGAGATTTAACATCTATGAGGTTATCGTCAATGATTTCAAAGAACGTTTTTGTTTGTTAGTGTATTAAGAAAGGAGATTTCATGGCAGGACTTTTCAACAGATTTCCGTTTACAAATTTTCATGAGGTTAATACTGACTGGATTATACGAGAGGTGAAGGGAGTAGGAGATAAGCTCACTTCACTTGACGATAAGATAACCGCTGACATGTTAGCATTAGCAAAACAGATAACAGGGATTCAACAGGACGTTAATACAAGACTTGACGGTATCGAGGCTACTATTGCCGCAAAAGCGGCAGAAGAAGTGCAGAAGCTTGTTGAAGAAGGTCGGTTTGACGAACTGATTACTCCAGCGTTAGACCAGCTGAGCAAAGATTTACAAGATGATATAGCACTGGCAACACACAATGCGCAGGAAGCACGAGAGGTTGTTAATAAAACACGGTATCTGAACAGACTTGAGAATAAAAGTATCCTTATAATTGGAGACAGTAACAGTGACGAAAATTATACCAGTTCTGCGGGGACGCTTACAACGCATTGGACAACTGAATTTAAGAATCTTATAACTTCTAAAGCACCAGCGAACGGAACTACTATTACTAATAATAGTAAAAGTGGAAGCAGAATGGTGTATGCAAAAGAACAGCTTACAACAATCAATGCTACAAAGACATGGTATGATATTATTCTCATCATGCTGGGCACTAATGATTATGGTCATGCTACACCAATTGCTGATTTTAGGACGACGTTAGGTGAAATCGCAACGCTGTTACAGCCCCATATTACTGCCCGACAGACAGAAGTATATATTGTATCACCGCCTAAACGTACTCTGGCTAATAGGGATAAGGCTGACCATGTTCCGCTTGTGGCGTACGCTAGAGAACTGTACAACTGGGCGACAAAAAATGGATTCAATTTCATTGATTGCTGGGGAAAGATGCCTGAGTTAAACGTCACCAGCGATTCCAGTAGGAAACAGTGGTTAATTGACAGCAGTTTGCATTTCAGTAATGCGTACGCTCCCATTTTCGCTAACTGGATTCTGGGATATCTGGCAGAAAATAAAAGCGATACTATCGGAGATTATTTTGAGGAGTATCGAGGAGCGTGTATGACTGACTGGTTTAGCAATATAAACAACTTCACTTATGACCCTGCACAGAGTTATATTAAAGTAGGGACTAGAAGTGCTGTGGTGAGGATTGCCGGTAAACTTAAACAAGGGGGTGGCAATACCTCAGGTTTACAGCCTTTGGGACATATTCCGGATTGGCTTATTGGTGTGAATGGTGTCACATTCTTAAATGCGGTATGGTCTTCATTCGCGAGACATGGTGCGACCGAGACGACAGTAGCTTTTGTAAATAATGGCAATAAGTTATTGTATGCGGATATTACTGGAAATACCACTTCAGGAAAGACTTACTATATTCAAGGTGTAATTCCGATTCTCAGTAATCAACCGTATGATGAATAATTTAAAAGGAGCAGGTGTTCATATCGAACACCTGTTCTTTTTACATCCAAAATAATGTTTAACTTAACTAACTCGGTGACCGCCTACCGCGTACACCGTGTCCGTGAGGTAGAGACTCCGTGTCCGTGTACTGCGGACATTTGTCCGTGTACTGCGGACATGTA